TTAATCTGTCGCCGATCCGGCAATAATTGTAAGCTTTTTCAGATCGGGGATGTAGATGCTGAACAGGAAAACACCCCACCATTCCTTGCCCGCCTTGAAATAGTCAGACACCTCGTCCAGTGATGGGCTGGTCCAGTCGAGTATGATCGCAGAATGACTCGCGGGCAGTATCGCCTCCCGAATATCATCGAATGCCTTTTGAATTTTAGCCGGGGATGCGCTGAGACCGTAAGGCGGATTGAGATACGCATAGGCAAATTGCCCGCCCGCACCGACTTCCACACCAGGACTGCCACTCGACATCACCTGAAGCTTTTCGAGCGACAGCAATTTTGGATTGGTGAAACTCTGGCCGTCAATCGTCGTAATGTTGCCAAGTTTAATCAGATTTCCGTCTGCTGAATCATACCAGTCGCCAAAAAACTGAACGGGCGATATCTGCCGGCCCTTGAGCTTTTTAAAAGCGCTTTCGTTGAGATTGCCAGTATTGGCCAGCCCATCATGGATCGCCGCCAGGGAGTCGTTTTCCGCATCTTGCGCGCCATCATAGACGACAAATTGCAGGACGCCGCCCATTTCGTAATAGGGTTTGAAGACCTGCATCGCCTCATCCCCAGCCATTCTCAAGGTCGATGATCGCGGCATGCTTTTGGCAAACAAATGTTGCGGCATGATTTGCATCCCCATTATGGCAGTCGTTGTCTTCAATAATAACCGTCTGTCCATTGCATTCCCCACCTCATTTGAGCGATACTATGCCGTTACGGCAGTACAGGCAATGAAGACAGAATCGGACCAGGCTACTCCAGGGCCAAGCTTAACACCGGCCCATAGCCATAGACCTGCGACTTCTGTGCAATCTCCACCCGCGCCCCTGCCCCGAATCCAGCCGGGAAATCCACCGCCCGCCCGGCATACGCCCATTCCGGCGCCGACACCTCCACCTCCCGCACCATCGCCTCCCCATCGAACACCCGCACGCGATAAAGCTCATAGTCCTCGCACAGGGGCGGCTCGGCCTCCCAGCTATCCCCGCCATACCGCGGCGACCTGAGCCAGCTGATCACATCCCCCGACACGCGCCCGAATACCGGCGCACGCGGCCGCAAAGCCAGCCCGGTCCAGGCCGCCGATACATCCAGCGCCCCCGCAGCCGCCCCGCCGAAACCGCTCCGCCCCACGCGCCACAGCCGCGACATCCCCAATTCCTCCAGCGCCATATCCGCCCGCACAAATCCCGCCGGCAGCATCACCACCTCCGCCCCCGCGCTCATCCCCGCCGTCAGAGCCTGCTCGGTCCCCCACTGTCCCCGGATCAGCCCGGTCAGGCGATATTGATCGACGCCCAGAACCGTCGCGGTCAGATACTGGATAATCTCCCACTCGCCGTTCTCCGCCTGCACGCACAGGAAATTCCCGCCCGCCAGCACCTCTTCCTCGCCGCGGCTCACGGGCGCCGCCCCCTCCAGATAAATATCCAGAAAAGCCCCGCGATGCAGATAATGCGCCCGCTGCACCGGCAAAGCCGACATGACCCGCCCGACCGACACCGCCTCGGCCACCCGTCCGCGCAAGCGAAGACTGGCCGCACTGGCCCCGGCATAGATATCCGCCCCACCCCACGGATCGGCCGAAGGCGCCAGCACCGGCCGCGCGTTCGGCTCATCCGTTCCGAAACAAGGCAATTCCAGCAGCCTGAAACCGGTGATAACCGTCCCCGGCACCACCGCATTCACCGATCCCGCCACGGACGGATCGGCGCTGACAAAGGCCCGCCTTTCCGGCGAAGGCAGCAATGCGATCGTCGGCGTCTCCCCCAGATCGATACCGCCGAGCCGCCAGTCCGCCCCGCCAAAGCTCACCCCGTCACCGATCTCCAGCTCCAGCAGCCGCAGCGGATCGGCATCGAGCGTCAGGGTCTGACTCACCCCTTGCGCCGCCCTCAAGACATAGGCGGCATAATCCATCGCCTGCGCCGCGCTCAAAACCAGAGGCAGGTCCACCGACGCCTGCGATGCGCCCGCTTCATCACCGCGCACCGTCACCGCCAGCAACTGATAATCCCGGTCAACATCATAACAGCGCAGGGTCAGCCCGGCTGGCGGCTCGACCAGATCACGCCGCGCCAGAATCGGATTCTGATCATTATAAGCCAGGTCACCGGCCGCCAGCACCGCATCCACGCCATGCGCCGACCCGACCAGTTTCAGCCCCTCGCCGCGCTCGGCCACCACCAGCCCCAGATAATTCAATACCGGCGACAAAGCCTCCGCCGCCGTCATCGGCTGCGCGATGACATAGCCGTCGATCGCGCCCGTCACCTCATCGAGATCGAGCGGCGTCACCCCCGCCTGCGCCGCAATACCGGCGATCAGGTTCTTCGCCTCACCCGCGCCGACCCGCCCGTTCAGCCAGTGACCGGTCCGCCAGTTGGCCGTATCGCCCCAGATATCGGCGCGTTGCGGAAAATACGGGTATGGCCGCGCATCCCAGCACCACACCGCCATATCCGCCAGCATCGGCCCGCCATAGACCGCGCTCACGGGATTGTGCGCCGCATAATACTGCATATAGGCCGTCAGACAGGCCCGCTGCGCCCGGTCATCGCGCGCACCCGTCGAATACGGCGGCACGGCGCTTTCCGAACTTTTCGGATCAAGAAACAGGTTCGGCGCATTCGGCCCCTTATCGACCGCTCCACAACCGATCTCGATAAAACGGATCGGCTTTGATTGCGGCGTCCATGCCGTCGCGGTCGCCGACCTGACGCCATTTGGCCGGTCATGATGCGCATTCGACCACCACGACACGATGTCCTTCGGGCGGTAGATCCAAGGTTCGCCGTAGGCGCCATCGCTGATGACCGAGCGCACCTGTGCGTCCCGGTCCGCCCCGCTGGCATAATACCAGTCGAAGCCCTCGCCGGCGGTAATCCGGCCTTGCAGATACCCCTCATCGTAAATCGAAGCCGCCAGCGCCCGGTCGAGATGGCCTTCGCCGTCGCGCCAGTCGGTCAGGGGCGCATACCAGTCGATGCCGATAAAATCGATATTCTCATCCGCCCACAAAGGATCGAGATGGAAGCTGACATGGCCGCTGCCATCCCCCGGCTGATGACCGAAATATTCCGACCAGTCCGCGCCATAACCGATCTGCGCATCGGGCAAAATGGCCCGCACCTCCGCCGCCAGATCGCGCAGGGCCGCCACCATCGGATAGGTATTTGTAGCGCTGCGCAAGGTCGTCAGCCCGCGAAGTTCGGAACCCAGCACAATCCCGTCCATGCCCCCCGCCGCCGCGCCCAAGCTCGCACAGTGCTTCACAAACCGGCGGAAACCCCACTCGCCATCCATGAACGCACTGACCGCCGTAGCCGCGCCCGCCGTCATATCCGCGCCCGATGTGATCCGCCCGCGCCACGGATAGCCTTCGCAATCCATCAGGATAAACGGGATCAAGGTCACCTGATAACCCCGCGCCTTCAGTTCCCGGATCGCCTCGATCACCACGGCATCCGCAGGCGTGCCGCCATAGGCCGGACGCCCCTCGATCCGCGACACGACACAGGCGTCCTCGCGCCCAACACCATCCACTTCCCAGACCAGAGGCGTCGTCACCTTGTCCGCCACCTCGACGCCCGGCCGGAGGGTGCAGACCGCCGCATCGAGGCTGGAACCGAACCAACTCACCACCAGATTGACGGTCTTCACATTCGGCAATTGCGCCTGCAACTGATCGAGCGAAACGATAAAATCCGTGCGCCCATCGCCGCTGTGCTGCGTCTCGAAACCGGCCCGCGTCATGCCGCTCAAAACCGCATTCGGCTCGGTCGCATAGATAAATTCGCCCGCGCCGGGGATCAGGCACACGCCTTCAACCAGATTTTCCAGATCGGCATAGTCCCCCGCCGGACGCCTGAAAACCTCCACCGACAGATTGGGCGGACGATTGCCGAACGGCGTGATATCGAGATCCTCGAACACCAGATAGGCCAGCCCGCGATAGGCCGGCGCCGTGCCCTCCACCGCCGCGATCAACGCATCCGGCGCCTGGCTTTCTTCCCCGCGATAAAGCCGGTACGCGATCGCCGACTGATCGAGCAACTGCCCGTCCGCCCAGATGCGGCCGATCCCGTCGATCGGCCCCTCGCAAAGCCCCACGGCGAACGACAGCGTATAGCTGAAGCTTTCCGTCTTCCCCGAAGTCTTGCTGGCGCGCGTCGCCGAACGGTTTTCCTTCAGCCGCGCCGCCCAGATGATCGTGCCCGCCACCCGCGCCCGGCCAAACACCTGCCTGACCGGATCCCCCTGCGCGCTCCCGCTCAGTTGCAAACCGGTCAGGCGCGGCCCCACCTGCCGCGTCGGCGCCAGCGAATTGACGACCGTGCGGTCGATCGCCGAACCGATCTGCGACCCGATCCACCCACCGACCGGCCCGCCCAAAGCCTGCCCCACCGCACTCAAAACCACTTGCGCCATAACTTACCTTTCCTTGTACCTCCCCATCTCCGATGGGGAGGGGGACCGACGCGCTCTTGCGCGTTGGTGGTGGGGTGTCTTACTTCTCTTCAAACGCCGGAAACCGAAACGCCCCCACCGCCGCCTTCCGCCAAAACGGCCCCAGCCAGCTTTCGACCACCGCGTGGCCCCAATAGGCATGAATGATCTTCGCCTTCGGATCATCCATGCCTTCCCCAGCGCTCATAATCGCCACATGCTTGGCCACCGCCCCCGGCTTCATGCGAAAGGCGATCACATCCCCCGCCCGCGCCGCATCCACCGGCCCGAAATGCGCGCTCAATCCCGCCACCAACCGGTCCTCCCCGCCCACCTCCGCCCAGTCCGGACCATAGGCCGGCACCCTCCACGGCTCCGCGCCATGAACCGCCCGCCACACCCCGCGCACCAGGCCGATGCAGTCACACCCCACGCCCTTCAGACTGGCCTGATGCTGATAGGGCGTGCCGATCCACGACCGTGCTTCCGTGACTATCACCGCCCCGCCCCCTGCCGGCGCGAGCGCCCGTCCATCACATCGCCATTGCGCGGATAAACGGTCAGAAAGTCCTCGCCCGGCAGATCGGGAAAGCCGCGAAAATTCAGCACATTATCGAATATATTCAGGCAGGTGCCGTAACGCTTGTCGCAACTGTCCGCCGGCAGGCTTCCCGTCAGCCCGCAGCGCGCATCGCCCAGGGCGGCGTCGCACAGACAGCCGAACCGCCGCCCGATCACCCGATCCAGCCGCGCCAAAGGCCCTTCGACATGGGCGATAAACGATCCGCCTTCCGCCACCTCGCCCCGGCATTCCAGCCGCGCCAGCGTCCCCGCGCCGGTCAGCACATAGTCCGCCGGCGTGGTCCAATCGACCGTGTAGATCCGCACCGCCGCCGCATCATAGAGCTTCGCCGCGATATCGTCCGCGCTGATCGCGTCGGATGAAATCACGCCCGAAACCGCTGCGCTGCCCGCCTCGCCGATATCCGCGCCCGCCGCCCCCGCCGTCAGCCCCGATTGCGCCTGACAGGTCACGCCCATAAACACCAGCGCCCGGTCATGATCGGTAAAACCGAGCACCACCCCGTCACGCCGTTCGATCAGCCAGACATGGCAAAACTTCGCCGCCCCCTGCGCCAGCGCAGAGGCCATAGTCCCAGAAATTGTCCGCAAAATTTTCCCTTTCCTGTACCTCCCCATCTTTGATGGGGAGGGGGACCGCGCCTCACTTGAGGCGTGGTGGTGGGGTTTCTTACTTAAACCCGTATCTCGACCAGCGACACCGCCGTCAGCCGCCCGGCATCGACGCCTTCCAGCGTCAGATCGATCCGCTCGGAATCGAACCGTACCGGCGTATCGAATTCAAACCCCGCCGTCACAATCGCGCCCACTTCCGGCGCCTCGGCCAGCGTCACCCCGCCCGTCGTCTCATCCACCGCAAACCCGGCCTCAACGCCATCGACCGCCACGCGCACCGACCCCGCCACCGGCTTGCTGATTTCACGCACAACGCCGCCATAGGCTTTCACCAGTCGAAACGCTTTCGCCACGCCGTCACCGGTCCCGATCACCTGATCCGTCGCCGCCGGACTGACATTCAGCGCGCCGCTTTTGAAATCAGCAAAATCCTTGAAACGGAAGCCGTAAAGCCGCCCTTCCCGCGCCTCGAAAAAACTCAGCAATTCCGCCGCATCGACCAGCGACTTGACGCCCGCCCCGACCAGATACCGCCGCCGCCCCAAGGCCCACGGACTGATCCGCCGCTCATAGCCCGAAGCCAGCGACACGATCTCGGTCCTGCGCTCGATCCCCGCCCCCGACCCGAAAGCCAGGCGCACCGGAAACCGCACCTCATGAAAACTGCTCATAAAAAACCTTTCTTGTACCTCCCCGGCTTCGCCGGGGAGGGGGACCGCGCCCGCAGGGCGTGGTGGTGGGGTTTCTTGCTTGCCACCATCACCTAACCCCCATCCGTGCCGCCCGCTGCAAGGCCGTCGCCACCTGGGCCTCCGACCTGACCAGCGCCTGCGCCCCACCCGAAACCATCACCGTCACATTCACATTCGGCGACGCGCCACCCGCCTCGACCGTCCCCGAAACCGCCGGCCGGAAAACCTCCGGTCCGCGCTCGCCGACAAGATAACTGCCGCCCGCCCCGACAAAACCACCCTCAGCCCGCGCACCCGAAAACGACGAACTCACCGACGAAAACACCTGCGCCAGCACACTCGAAAGCCCGCCCGAAGACGACGACGCCCCCGCCGCCGAATTGACCGCCGCCAGCACCGCCGAGGCCAGTTCCTTCAGGCTGATCCTGCCGTCCGAAGCCGCCCGCGCCAGTGAGCGCGACAGGCCTTCCCCCGCCTTTGAAAATGCCTGATCTATGGCCTCGGCGGTCTCCGCAGCCGTTGCCTCCAGCGCCTTCAGATTCGCCGCCGCTTCGCCGGCCTGGCCGTCAAACGGATCACTCATCCGGAAACTCCCGCATCAAATCCTCCAAAACCTGCCGGCTCAAAACCGCCTGCTGTGACGCCACGGTCAGCATCCGCCACTCCCGCCAGCTCAATCGCCAGAAAGCTTCCGGCGCCAGCCGCAAACCCAAAACCCCGTGCCGAAACAACGCCGCCCATATTGCTCCTTCCCTGCAAAGCGGGGGAGGTGTCCGCGCAGCGGACGGAGGGGGCAAACCTTCCGCCCTACCCATTCATCGCCTCGAACGCCCTGACCACCGCCCGGATCGCCTCGGCGAACCCGATTCCGTCCGGCACTTCGTCCATCGCCAGCGCACGCAAAACGACCATCAGATCCGCCGCGCCCAGAACCTTCAACCGTTCGCCCAAAGCCTCAAAACCCGACACCCCAAAATGCCCTTCCAGCGCCGCCAGCGCCCCCAGCGTCACGCAAAGCCTCACCTCAGCGCCCCCCAGCGACACCAGCACCTCCCCCCGCGCCGCATTACACAGCCGCAAAGCCGACCTCCCCCGCCGAAGCCAGGGTCAGGGCGAAACTGGCCTCGCCGTCATGCTGCCCGGCATATTCCAGCGCGGCGATCAGGAACGGGCCTTCAAACACGCCGAAATCCGGCACGATCACCTGCCACTCCGCCTGGCTCTGCGCGAAAAACGCCTCGCGCATCAGCGCATCCGAAGCCGCATCCCGAAAGACGCCCGCCCCCGAAACCGACAGCGAACGCACCCCCGCCCCCGCCAGCAGTTCGCGCCACCCTCCGCTGCCGGAGTCGGTAACATCCACCGTCCTGGCATTGAGAGAAACCGTCCGCGCCCTTAAGCCCGCCACAGTCACAAAGCTCTCGCCATCGGAAATCTTGAGCAGCATGTCCCTGCCCTTTTGCACAGCCATTAATATCTCCTGTTCATTTCATCCTCCCCTGCGAAGCGGGGGAGGTGGCGCGCTTGTCGCGCCGGAGGGGGCAAACCTAATCCGCCTCGATCACGGCCCTGAGCCGCACCAGCGCATAGGTCGTCCGCTGATCCGCCGCCCGAAACACATCGACATAACTGACCCGCAGACTGACCAGCCCTGGCGCCTCCAAATCCGCGCCATCGAGCAAAACCCGCAGCTCCGCCGCCATCGCCTTGGCCTCTTCCGAGCCGTCGAAACGCGACACGCACATCAGGTTCAGCACCTGCTCGCTCACATCACCCCCGACACCACCGATCGGCTGCGCCGTCACCCGCCCGAACGAGACATACGGATAAACCACCCCCGCCGGCGGCTGATCATAAACCCGCGCCGGCGTACCCAGCCAGACGGCCAGAGACGCCTGCCCGCGCAGATAAGCCAGCAATGCCGCCTGCAAACCCAGAAAACCGCTCATGCGTGACTCCTTTCCAGCCGCACGCGCACATAACCCTCCGCGCCCTCATCAAGGCTGACGATCCGCCAGTCGAACCCCTTGAGACCGAGCCGCCCGCCACGCGTCATGCCCTCTGCCGACCGGCAGATAAAATCGGCCGCCTGCACCACCGAAGTTTCCTCCGCCGTATTTTCCACATTCGGCGCATCGGGCCGGAAATCGCCCCAGACCGTTACGCCCGGCGTCAGAGAATACGACCGACCGCCATAAGGGCTTTCCACCTCGGTCACGGCGTAAAGCCGCGCCGGCGTCTGCAAAGTCATGATCCTCACAACCTCACCTCCCGGTAAGGCGAAAGCCAGACCTCCAGCGCCTCCAGGTCCATCGCCGTCTCGCCGCGATTCTGGTACGCCTGCGCCACCAAGTAGAGCAGGCAGAGACGCAGCGGCGCCGGAGACGCCTCATCGAGCGCCACACCGGCCTCCCCTTCCAGCCGCGTTTTCGCCGCTGCGATCAGGGTGGCGATCAACACATCTTCGGCCTCATGCGACACGCGCAAAAAGAGCTTGGCCTCATCGAGCGAGACAGGTTCAGCCATTGAATTATCCTTGAAAAATCGATCAGGCCTCAAGCCTAACCCTGCCCCAAACAACGGGGATTATTTCCCCTCATCCTCCCCTGCGGAGCGGGGGAGGTGTCGCCGCTTGTCGGCGACGGAGGGGGCATTTCTTACTTAACTCGCCGCCACCTTCAGCAGCTTGATCGCATCGAAATTCTGCACCCCGCCGCCGACACGCTTCGTCGTATAAAACAGCACATACGGCTTGGCCGAATACGGATCGCGCAGCACCGAAATCCCGGCGCGGTCAACGATCAGATACCCCTTGGCGAAATCACCGAAGGCCACCGCAAAGGCATTGGCCGCCACATCCGGCATGTCCTCGATCTCCTGCACCGGATAACCGAGCAGCAGCGGCAGGCTGCCCGCCACCGTCGCCGGCGACCAGATATAGTTGCCGTCGGCGTCCTTGAACTTGCGGATCTTCGCGGCCGTGCGGCGGTTCATCACGAAGCTGGCGCCCGGCCGATACTGCGCCTTCGGGGCATAGATCAGGTCGATCAGCGCGTCGGCCGGATTACTGGAGGCGAAATCGCTGGCCGCCCCCGAAGCGACATAGCCGATCTGCCCCCAGGTCGCCGAAGCATTGGCCGCCGTGGTGTAGCTCAAAAAGCCCTTCGGCTTGCCCGAACCGTCGCCGGAAACAAAGGCCGTGGTTTCCTGCGCCGCGAAGCTGTCCTCGATCTCCGACGCCAGCCATTCATCGAGATTGATATAGGCGTCGTCCAGGATATCCTGCGTCGCCGAGGGCGAGGCGTACAGTTCACCCGAAGCAAAGGTGATCAGGTCGAGCGTCGCCGGATTGGTTTCCGGACGCGAAGCCGTTTCCGCCACCCAGCCGGAGGTCACCGAAGCGGTCGTCACCGGCTTTTTGAAGGTCGCCGCCCCCACCTGACGCACCGTGGCCAGCGAGCGGAAAGGCGACACCTGGGCCAGACGGCGGTCGATAAAGGTCTCCGTCTCGGCCGGCGCCAGCACACCAGAACCACTGCCGGAGGAAATCCCCGCCTTCAGTTCGATCCCCAGGCGCCCCGACTTGAGATACCCCTCCCAGGCCGCCTTGGCCTCATCCGGCTGCGCCAGACCCCCCTCTTCCAGCACCGGCCGCGACTTCTGGCTCATCAGACGCTGCAAACGCCCCTCGGCCGATTGCAGCGCGCTTTCGATACGCGCCAGCTTGTCCTCCAGCAGCCCGTCGCCGCGCTTGTGCTCGATCGCATCCAAACGCTCATCGTTCGCCGCCTTGAAGGCCTCGAAATTGGCCAGCACCTCATGCAGGGCCGCCCTGACCTCCGGCGAAGCCGCGGCCTGTTTCACTTCTTTCATCCATTTTCTCCAGTTGAAAAACACAGTCTTCTTCATCCTCCCCTGCGCAGCGGGGGAGGTGGCGAGCTTGTCGAGCCGGAGGGGGCAACCGCCGTCTCTGACGCCCCTATGTCTCGACGCGCTTGCGCGTTGGTGGTGGGGTTTCTTGCTTACTGATTTCGATGTGCTAGTCTGACGGTAATGACCGGCTTCACTTCACTCGAAATCGCCGTACTGGCGGCCATCGGCAGCAGCCAGAACGTGCTCCACGCCCTGCTTGACACCGCTAACGTGACCGAACGCGAAAACACCGGGCATGGCTTCTACACATCCTTTTCAGTCGATCGCCGCCTGCCGCCAGTCCAGATGCCACACCGGCAGATCGATGGTCCCATCGCCCATATGAACAACATGGGAGACGGCATGATCATGGGCTTTATCCTGTGGCTCGATGACGGCTATCCGGATTGTCTTGAAGGCTTTCAGTACAGCGACAACCAGGGCAATACAGTTGATCTGGAAACGCGCGATCTGACGACGCTAAACTTCACGCGGCTTGAACCTCTTCCGCCATCGCCGTGATCCTGGCGCTCGGCAGCATGGGGAAGGTCACGATGGAAATTTCCCACAGTTCCACCCCTGTCAGCACCCGCAAACTGCCGCTGTCCTTGCGGCTCCTCACCGCCCGAAACCCGATACTCAACCCATCGACCACACCGGCCTTCACCAGCGAGCCGACCATCCTTGCCTCCGCATTCAAATCCAAAATCCGCCCGCGCACGAACAAACCGATGGCGTCCTCACGGATCGCATCCCATACTCCCACCGGCGACCTGACCTGATGCTGATAAAGCATCCGCACCCCTTTCGGCCCGGTACTTACCAGCGTGTCCCGAAAAGCCCCCGCCACCACCACATCGTCATTCAGGTCGCGCAGGCCAAAGCGCGAGGCATAGCCTTCGATATGCAGGGTCATGAATACTCCCTATCCAGCTTCGTCTCGATCCGGTCGAGCGTGGCGCGCTGTGCGAACGCCTGTTCTTCCAGCCGTGCCAGACGCTCATTGACGCCCGCCTGCTGCTCCAGCCGCTGCTCCATCATATCCAGCCGCGCCCCGGCCCGCCCAACCCACAGCAGGACAAACGCCGTTTGTATAACAATCGTAATAACCGCCGCCAGCGGCACCGCCTGCCAGAAATTCATCGCTCCACCTCACACGAAACCTCACTCAGGCCCGCCAGATGCCGCCGCTCGGCATCGGTCAGGAAGCTCGCCGCCTCCAGCCTGGCCCACAGCGCGTCGCGTTCCGCCGCAAGCGCCGGCAGCGCCTCGATATCATTGACGATCCGCGCCCCCGGAAACTTCCCTTCCAGCCACGCGCTCAAACTGCGCGTCGTCTTCTCGGCCAGCGGCAACACCGCATTGCGCCAGAAGGCGGCATTGGCCTCCTTGTAATTGGCGTAGGAATTGTCACCCGGAATCCCCAGCAACTGCGCCGGCACGCCAAACGCCAGAGCGATCTCCCGCGCCGCCGCGTTTTTCCCCTGAATAAAATCCATATCCGCCGGACTGAGCGACATCGGTTTCCAGTCCAGCCCGCCTTCCAGCAGCAGGGGCCGCCCGGCATTGTCCTGCCCGGAATAGGTGTCCGCCAGTTGATCCTTCAGCCGCGCGAACTGATCCTCGGTCAGCCGTTCCGATGCCTTCGCGCCATAGACCAGCGCCCCCGAAGGCCGCGCCGCATTATCGAGCAGCGCCTTGTTCCAGGCCCCGGAAGCATTATGCACATCGATCGAAAACGCCGCCGCTTCCAGAGGCGACAACCCGTACCAGTCATCGAGCGGATGCCACAGCTTGAGATGCAGCACCTTCAGCCAGCCCTCTTCGTCGCGGCCGATCACCGCCTTGCCGCTGCCGGTCGCGTATTCATAAGCCTCCGGCCAGCCCGAACGCCCCGCCACCACCTTCATCCGGTCGGGCCGCAGGTTCCACAACTCCGCGGGCGCGGCCTCATCCAGAAACGCCGCCTCGACATAGGCATTGCCCGCCGTCTGCAAGCCGCCATAAAGCGCCTCGCGCAGATCCGCCCCGCCCTGCTCCGGATTGGGCCGGTCGATCAGCCTCTGCAACGGATGATCCGGCGCCCGCCGCCCCTCGAACTCCACCCGCAACGGCACGGACGCACAGGCCTCCGCGATCATCCGCACGCAGCGATAAGCCACGGCGTTCTTGGCGAACCCTTCACTGGCCAGCGCCGTATAATTGCGCGGCGTCCACACCGGCCGCCCGACCACATTCATGGCAATCACCGCCCCCGCCGCCGATTGCTTCTGCTCCCGCCTGAAAAGGCCGCCTAATTTTTCAAACAT